GTGATCGTGAAGCGATGGGAGACTCTGACCGGGAAGAAGGCGACACGCGAGGAGGTGACGCATGGGAAAACGCGGACCGCGTAAACAGCCGACGAAGCTCCGCCTCCTGCGGGGCGACCCGTCGAAGGAAGGCAAACACGCCGGCGAGCCGGTCCCGCAGGCCGGGGCCGTCGTTGCTCCTGCGTGGGTGACCGGCAAGGCTCGCGAGAAGTGGGACGAGGTCGTCCCGCAGCTCGAGGCGATGGGTCTGATCACGCCGGCCGACACGGAGGCGATCGGCCGCTACTGTGCCATGTACGAGCAGTGGGTCCGCTACCTCGACCAGATCCGCCGCGGGCTCGACGTGCTCGTGATCCGGGACAAGGACGGCAAGGTCAAATACATGCAGTCGACGCCGGCCGCGACGATGTTCGTCAAGCTGGCCCACTCGATGCTCCGGATCGAGCAGGAGTACGGCCTGACACCGTCGGCCAGGGCCGGCATGGAGGTACGCGGTGGCGAAGTCCGAGACACGCTCCAAGCGTTCATCGAAGGCCGAGCCTAAGAAGGCGACGCCGCGGAAGCCTCGCGGCCCGGCGTGGAAGCGGCGGCCCGAGTACGTCGCCGGCTACTCGTTCGAGCAGGATCGGGCCGACCGCGTCGTCAGGTTCGTCGAGCGGTTCGTGACCATGACGAGCGGCCGGCGGTTCGCCGGTAAGCCGATGAAGCTCATGCCGTGGCAGATCCACGACATCATCGAGCCGATCTACGGCTGGGTCGACGACCAGGGCCTCCGCCGCTACCGGCGGGCCGCGATCTTCGTCAGTAAGAAGAACGGAAAGTCGTCGCTCATGGCGGCCCTGGTCCTGTACCACATGCTCGCGGACGGCGAGCCCGGGGCCGCCGTCTTCGGCGCGGCCGTCGACCGGATCCAGGCCGGCGTGATCTACCGCTCCGTCGCCGCCAGCGTCCGGGCGAACCCAGAGCTCGCCAGGGCCCTCGAGGTGATCGACTCCCGCTCGACGATCGTCCACAAGCCGACGGCCTCGAGGTACACCTGCCTCGCCGCGGACTCGTGGCGGGCGGAAGGCATCGACGCCTCGGCCGTCGTGATCGACGAGCTGCACGCCCACCGGAAGCCGGACCTCGTCCAGGCCTTGACCTACGCGGGAGCCGCTCGAGCCCAGCCGCTCGTCGTGGCGATCTCGACGGCCGGCGAGTCGCGGAACGGGATCGGCTACCAGTGGTATCAGGACGCCCGGCTCGTCCAGGCGAGCCCCGAGGCGAACCCGACCTTCTTCGGGAAGATCTACGAGGCGAAGGAGGACGACGCCCGGGGCGTCGACTCGCCCGAGGTCTGGCGCGACGCGAACCCGTCGCTGGGCGTGACGATCTCGGAGAAGGACTTCGCGAACGACTACGCCGACAGCCTGACAAGCGGGACGAAGAGAACGTCGTTCCTACGCTACCGGCTCGGGATCTGGGCCCAGGCCGACGCCCGCTGGTTCCAGGGCGACGCCTGGGCCCAATGCAACGCCGGCCCCGCCGAGCCGCTCGCCGGCCGGCCGTGCTGGGTCGGCGTCGACCTGGCCTCGAACCTGGACATGACCGCGGCCGCCTTCGTGTTCAAAGAGCGGGACGGCAGCTACGCGGTCGAGTGGAAGTACTGGGTCCCGCGCGAGACCGTGGCCGACCGCGTCCGCGAAGGCATCCCGTACGACACCTGGATCCGCGAGGGCTGGGTGACCGTCACCGACGGCCACCGGCTTGATCACGAGAGCGTCGCCCGCGATCTGATCGCCTACGGCGAGGCCCACGAGATCAAGGCGGTGGGCGTCGACCCGTGGCAGGCCGGGGCCCTGGAGACGCTGCTCCAGCGCGAAGGGATCACGGTCAAGGACATCCCGCAGCGGACGGCGTACCTCAACTCGTCCTGCAAGCTCCTCGAAGCCCTGGTCGTCGAGAAGCGGCTCCGGACCGGCGGGAACCCGGTCGCGACGTGGAACGCGAATAACGTCTGCGTCTACACAGACCCGACGGGCATGATCAAACCCGACAAGGCGAAGTCGAACGAGAAGATCGACGGGATCGCCGCGCTCGTGAACGCCCTGGCCCTCGCGAGCACCGACGAGGACGACGTGGCCGGGAGTCTCGACGACTACCGGATCACGCTGATCTAAGGCGGGTTTTCGGAAGTTGACGGGCGTCGTAGACTTGTGGCGAGAGGAGGGCCAGATGGACACGAAGGAACAACTGCGGCAGCAGTGGGACGAGATGCACGGCCGCCGATGGATTCCGGTTACCGAGCTGGTTCCTGGAGATGACCAGGAGTGCCTGACCGTTGACAGTGAGGGCGTAGTTCGCGTCGCCAGGTTCGATGCCATTGGCTATGAAAACACGCCATCGTTTTACGAGGAGCCAGGATTCACGACGGTGCGCGCGACCCATTGGATGCCGCTGCCCGCGCCGCCGGCGTCCTGATCTGACGGGCCCGCGAACTTCGCCGGAATGGGCCGCCGTCTGACACTTGTGGTTCCCAGGGGATTCCGCGCCCCGGGCCCGCAGGACGCCCCAGATGGCCCGCAAGACGCCCGCCAAGTCCACGCCCCGCCGGCGGGCCCCGCGCCGCACCACGCCCGAGAAGCGGGCCGTCGGATCCGTCTGGAGCCCCGTCGCGTCGTTCGGGTTCGGCACGATCTCGCCGGCCGACATCGGCACGACCGAGGCGATCCGCGTCTCGTCGATCCTGGCCGTCGTCCGGTGGATCGCCCAAGCCGTCGCCGTCATGCCGGTCCAGGTGATGCGGACGCTCCCCGGCGGCCGGAAGGAGGACGCGGACCTCCCTTGTTCGTACACGCTGCGGAAGCGGCCGAACGGCTGGCAGTCGGCCTACGACTTCTACCAGCTCGTCGCCTACTGGACCGCCCTCCACGGGAACGCCTTCGCCCGCGTCATGCCCGGCCCGCGCGGCTTTTGCTCCGAGCTGCGGCCGATGCACCCGTCCCGGGTGAACGTCGTCCGGAACCGCGACTACTCGGTCTCGTACCAGTTCTGGAACGACGCCGGCTCGTGGGAGACGATCCGCGAGCCGGTGATCCACTGGCGGTGGCTCTCGGATAACGGCCTGGTCGGGATGGCTCCCTCCGAGCTCTGCGGCACGTCGATCGCCCTGGCCCGTCAGCTCGACATCGCGGCGACCGCGTTCTGGGCGAACTCTGCGCGGCCCGACATGGTGATGGAGCTCCAGGAGAAGATCCCCGACGAGGCGATGACCGCCCTCCGGGCGCAGCTCCGGGAGATCTACGGCGGGGCTCGGAACCGCGGGTCGATCGCCGTCCTCCCGAAGAAGACCCAGCTCAAGCCGATCGAGTCGAACTCGATGGAGGCGAACCAGTACCAGGAGCTGCGGGACTCGATTCTCCCCGACATCGCCCGGGCCTGGGGCGTCCCGTCGACGCTGGTCGGCGATCACAAGATGGCCCGCTGGTCGAACGTCGAGCAGGAGCACCTGTCGGCGCAGGTCTGGTGCCTCCTGCCCTGGGCCCGCCGCATGGAAGGCCCGCTCGACATGATGCTCCAGCCGGTCTACGGCGAGGACGTATACGCCCGCCTTGATAACCGCGGGATTCTCCGGGCCGACACCGCGAGCCGCGTCCAGCTCTACCAGGCCCTCTTCAACATGGGGGCGCTCAAGCCCCAAGAGCTGCGGGAGATGGAAGACCTCCCGCTCCTCGAGGACCCGGCGGCGGACGAGACGTACATGCAGCTCGGCTTCTCGACGCTGGGCAACGCGGCCGCGCCGGAAGGCGGGGCCGTCGTCGCCGATGGCGAGCCGCCGGTGGACGAGCCGGCCGGCAACGAGCGGGCCCCCGGGGCCGGCGTCCCCGAGGCCGGCGGCTTCCGCGAGGGCCAGTACGTCTACTGGGACGGCGGCGAGGGGACTATCGAGCACCTGATGGTCGACGGCGTCCTCGGCGTCGAGGGCTCGCCGTTCTCGATCACCGCCACCGAGGCGGACCCGGCCGCGAGCCTCCGCGTCTACGAGGACGGGGAGCCGACGGAGTTCACCGTCGGGAAGCGAGTCGCCGAGCTGTCCGCGGATCCGATCGACGAGGAGCCCGAAGCATGACGCAGATCGAACGCCGCTACCTCCTGACGAACGACACGCCCGACGCGATCACGGTCGAGCGTCGCGACGGCGACGCCGAGGCCGTGCTGGTCGGGATCTCGCCCCCGTGGGATTCGCTCTCGGTCGACCTCGGCGGATTCCGCGAGAAGTTCGCCCCGACCGCCTTCGACGGCCTGGTCGACCGCAAGCCGACCGACCCGCGCGGGAAGATCGACGTGCCGTTCCTGTTCAATCACGACCCGAACCACGTCACGGGCCGGACCTCGAACGGCCGCCTCGAGCTCGCGAAGGATGCCCGCGGCCTGGCCTACCGGCACAAGCCGCTACAGACCAGCATGGGCCGCGACCTGATCATGATGGTCGAGGATCGCACGATCACCGGCTCGTCGTTCGCGTTCACGGTCGCCGACGGCGGCGAGAACTGGACCGAGGACGAGCGGGGGAACGTGATTCGCACGGTCCACAAGGCCTCGGGCCTCTACGACATCTCCGCGGTCACGAGCCCGGCTTACCCGTCGAGCTCGATCGCCCCGCGATCCCTCGACGCCTGGCGGCAGGCCCGCGGCATGGTGGCGCACCGGGCCGAGCCGCGCGGTCTGACGATCTCCCTCGACTTCGACGGCACGTTCACCGCGGCCCCGGGCCTCTGGCGGTCGTTCGTCACCGACGCGACCGCCCGCGGGAACCGCGTCGTCTGCATCACCCGCCGGCAGGACACCGAGGCGAACCGGCACGAGCTGCGGCTCGCGTTCGGCGACCTCTACGAGGAGCTCGCCGGCGTCCTCCTGTGCGGGCCGGACACGCAGAAGCGGTCGGCCGCCGAGGCCGCCGGTCTCTCCGTCGACATCTGGATCGACGACTCGCCCGAGAAGATCCCGGCCGCGGCCCCCGAGCCGCGAGCGGTCAAGGTCTCGTCGCTCGCCGGCGTCCGCGCCGCGGCGGCGGCCGCCGTCGCGAGGATGCGGATCCATGCCGGCTAGCTGCTCGAAGTGCGGCGGCCGCTGCCGCGTTGAATCGTCGAAGCGGGCCGGCGACCGCCAGGTCCGCTACGTCGCCTGCCAATGCTGCCGCGCTCGGGGCCGCCAGGTCGTCCCAGCGAACCACGTCTGGAGGAGGGTCAAATGATCACCGCCGTCCCGCTCGCCGCCGCCGACAATAGCCTCGGCCTCCTCGACAAGATCTCCGCGTATGTCGCCACCGCCAGGAACACGACCGCCGACGGCCTGACCTGGGCCGAGTTCGGCGAGCTCATGGTCGGCCTCCTGCGGCTGGTCGTGACGATCCTCGACACGGTCTCGACCATGACCGGCGAGCAGAAGAAGGCCCTCGCCCTCCAGTCGGTCGGCGACCTCTTCGACGCGGTGGCCGACCGGGCCGTCCCGCTCGTGGCCCTGCCGGTCTGGGTCGTCGCCCGGCCCGCCGTGCGGTCCCTCGTCCTGGCCCTGGCATCCGGGGCGATCGAGCAACTCCTCTGGCTCGTGAGGCGGTGACATGCCCCTCCCGACCATCGAGCAGATCCGGCTCCTCGCCGAGTGGTCTCCCCTGCTCGGATACGCGCGACGCTACTCGGCCGAGCCGAACGCCAACGCCCGGTCGGTGATCGTCGCCGACGCGCTCGAGTGGGCGGCGTCGCGGACCGAGAGCCGGCTCGACGACGACCTGGCCCGCCACGTCGCGGCCGTCCTCAAGACGCCGGAAGGCGCGGCCCTCGTCCAGCGGATCGTGCAGCTCGTCGCCTCTATGGAGAAAACCCCGTGACCGTTTCCCAAGTCGTCCAATACGCCGCCGGCGTCGCCTGCCTCGGGTACGCCCTGGTCCTCGTCGTCCAGCAAGCCCGGACCTACGTCGGCCGCCGGCGGGTCCGGACGCCGGTCGACGACCTCCGCCTCGTGATCGACCTCGCCGCCCGGCTCCGTGACCAGGGCAAGGCCTCGGCCGTCGTCGTCTGCCAGAAGCTCCTCGACGAGCTGCTCCAGCCGGAGGCCCCAAAGCCGTGAAGCCGCTCGCCCTCGTCGTCGCCGGGCTGGTGCTGATCTTCGGCTTCCCGCACGTCGAGTCGTGCCGGCACGTCACCACGGCGGGCCCGGCCACCGCGGCGGTCTACGTCTATGAGAAGGACGCCCACGCCGTGCCGGCGTTCGTGACCGTGGCGATCAACCGGCTGAACCGCGAGCGGAAGATCGTGGCGACGCTGCTCGAGGCGGACACGACCGACGGGATCGGCGACGTTCCCGACCAGTACCGGCTCGCCCTGGCGGCCGCCCGCAAGGCCGGGCTCCCGGCCGTTGTCGCCCTGGCCGGCCAGACGGTCCTCCGGGTGACGCCGGCCCCGGCGACCGAGGCCGCCGTGCTGGAGGCCGTGCCATGATCGACCCGCGCCTCGTCGACGTGTTCCCCGCCGAGCACGACGGCTACCCGGCCGAGCTGGCCGCGGAGGACACGACCGACGCCCTCCGCGACGCCTGCGGCTCCGCCTCGCGGGAGTTCCCGGCGGCCCTCTGGGTCGAGCCGCGAGACTGGGAGGCGAAGGCCCGCGAGAACGACGCGGCCGGATCGTGGGCGATGAACTACCTCGACCGGTTCACGAACCAGAACCCGACCCACGAGTGTACCTGCCACAGTCTGCGGGCGAACGCCGAGGCCGCCCGCAACCGGGCCCGCGGCGTGATCTACGCCGACGGCCCGACGGACGACTACCGCTACGCCGAGAGCGGCCAGGCCGGCTCGGTCTGGCTCTCGCCGCTATCGGTCTACGCCGAGGCGAACCCGCGGCAGTGGGGCGGCGCGAACGTCCGCCAGGTCCTCGAGATCGCGGTCCGCCGCGGGATGCTGCCCGAGACGGTCCAGCCGCACGACTACGCCTTCCGACACGCCCTGCCCGGCACGACCGGCGCGGGCGGGCTGAACCAGGCGAGCGGCCGGTGGACGCCGGTCTCCGCCTTCCCCGACGGCTGGCAGGAGACGGCCGCCTGGTTCCGGCCGCTCGAGGTGATCTTCCCCGAGTCCTACGAGCAGGCGGTGTGCTGCGTCCTCGCCGGCCTGGTCGTGAGCGTGGGCCGCAACGGCCACGCCGTGCCCTGGGCCCGGTGGATCCCGGGCGAGCGACTCATGGCGTACCCGGACTCGTACGACATCGTCCGCTACGACTCCGAGCGAACCGCCCGGTCCGCCTGGCGGGGCTCGTTCGCCATCGCGTCCATGACCCTCCCCGACGACTGGAGCCGGCCCGCCGGGTGACCATGCGACCGATCCTCCTGGCGATCCTGCTCGCCGCCTCTGCCGCGGCCGCTCCGTGCGACAACTGCCGCGGCGACCGCGTCGTCGGGCCGGGCCCGGTCCGGTTCTCCTGCCCGGTCTGCGATGGCTCGGGCGTCGTGCCCGACAAGCCGGCCCGCGCCGCCGGCGGCCCCAGGCCGGCGGTCCCGCGGATCGAGTGCGGGGCCGGGCCGTCGAGGGACTGCGGCTCCGGGGTCCTGGTCGACGCCGGTGGCGGCCGGGCGGTCGTGCTCACGGCCTGGCACGTCGTCCGCGGCCACCGCGACGCGATTACGATCCGGTGGCCCGACGGCACGACCGCCGCCGCGAAGGTCGTCGCCAGCGACGACGCCTTCGACCTCGCGGTCCTGTCGACGCCGACGCCCAAGGCCGCGCCGGTGCAGCTCGCAGCCAAGGCCCCCGCTGTCGGCGACCGGCTGACGATCGCCGGCTACGGCGGCGCGCCGTTCGTCTACCGCGAGGCCTCGGGCCCGGTGACCCAGTTCCTCTCCCCGGCCGGCCGGCATCCCGCCCATATGGTCGAGGTCCGCGCGGCCGCCCGCCAGGGCGACTCGGGCGGTCCGATCTTCACCGAGTCGGGCGAGCTGGCCGGGATCCTCTGGGGATCGTCGCACGGCCTGACGGCCGGGAGCCACGTCGTCGAGATCCGCTCGGTCCTGGCGAAGGCCTGCCTCGACGGGAGATGCGTCCGCCGATGAACGACGCCGACTACGTCTGGCAGGCCCTCGCGGCCTACCCGGTCCGCCGGGCCCTCCTCGGCCGCGAGCGGTCCGACGCGATCGCCGCGGTGGCCGCCGACAAGATGCCGCCCGCCGGCGAGCTGCTCGCCGCCGGCCGCGGCACCGACGGAGAGCGGCTGGTCCGCCTGGACCTCGAGGAGAAGGTCCGCCGCGAATACCGCGAGCGGTGCGGGTTCGCCTTCACGACGATCATCCTCTGGTGGGCGATCGCCGCGATCGTCGAGGCATTGGTCCGGAAGTGGTGGGAGAGCAACAAGTGACGCAGCAAACCAGCGACGTGATCGACGTGGGGATCCGGATCGCCCGGGAGTTTGGCTTCCCGGTCGTGATGGTCTGCATCCTCCTACTCGGCCTCCGCGAGGCGGCGACGGCCCTACACCATACGGTCGTCGTCCCGGTCGTCGAGTCACACGCGACCTTCCTCCGCCAGACGACGGCGACGCTTGAAGGCCTGGGCCGGACCCAGGAGCAGCAGGCCGAGACGCTGCGGGAGCTGGCGGCCGGCCAGCGCGAGATCCAGGCCGCCGTCACCGGGAAGCCCAAGTAGGTCGACCGTCCTACGGTAGTACGCCAAACTTCGCCGGTCGGGCGGTCGCCCATATCGTGCGGGAGGTTTTCACCACCACCCGAACGCAAGGAAGCGAACCAATGCCCAGCGCCAAGCTCCAGCGCCTCCAGGACGAGGCCGCGACGATCACGACCGAGATCGAGAACCTCCGCGCCCTGACGCCGGCCGACGAGGCCGAGGCGACCCAGATCGGCGAGCGGCTGACGGAGCGGATGGCTCGGGCCGACGAGGTGACGAAGCTCGCCTCCGCCGAGCGGGCTCTCGACGACAAGCTCGCCGGGCTGCGGGCCGTGACCGCCACGAGCGACAGCGACAGCCGCGCCACGGTCGAGAAGGCCGAGAAGCGGAAGGGCCCCGCGATCCACGTCATGCCGGGTAAGTCGCTCCGCGGCTTCGGCACGACCGAGGACGCGGTCCGGGCCGGCCGGTTCCTGCGGGCGATCGCTCGCGGCGACTTCGCCGAGGCCCGGGCGATGGGCGAGACCTCGCCGACCTATGACGGCGAGGGTGCCGAGCTCGTCTCTCCCGAGCTCTTCCGCGGGTACATCGACGTGCTGGGCTACCAGTCCGTCGGCGTCCAGCTCGCCCAGGTCTACACGACCTCGAGCCACACGCTCGAGATCCCGAAGATCGGCGAGATCGACGCCGAGTGGTTCGACGAGCACGAGGCCGTGACCGAGGACGAGGCCACGACCTCGAAGGTCACGATCCCGCTCTACAAGATGGGCCGGATCCTCTCGTTCTCCAACGAGCTGATCCAGGACTCGGCCGCGGTCGTGAACCTGGCCCAGCTCGCCGCGAACCGGTTCGGTCTCGCGATCGCGAAGAAGATCGACACCGTCTGGCTCCAGGGTGATGCCGGCAAGGGCATCGACGGCCTGGTCGACGAGATCGACGCTGGCAACGAAGTCGAGGCGGGCACCGACTACGACGGGGCGGACCTCGCCTCGCTCGTGGGCAAGATCGACAGCCGGGCCATGAACACGGCCTGGGTCGTGAGCTCCGCCGGCTGGGAGCACATCATGAAGAGCTCGGTCGTCTCCCAGTCGACGACCGTCGGCGATCGGGTCCTCCCGGTCGTGATGGGTGCCCCGGTCTACAAGTGCCTCGGCCTGCCGGCCGGGACGCTGGCCCTCTACGGCGACTTCTCGATGGCGACCGCCGTCGCGGTGAAGTCGAACGGGCTTGTGATCTCGGCCTCCGAGCACGCCGGCTTCGAGTCGGACGCGGTGAAGTTCCGCGGCCTCCAGCGGGTCGGCGTCTCGAACCACGACGCCTCCTTCGTGGCGAAGCTGGTCGAGGCCGGTAGCTGAACCTGATCTCGCCCCCACGCAGAACGCCCGGCGGGGGCAAGGATGCCTCCGCCGGGCTGTTCGTTTTTAGGAGGACCCCGTGGCCGCCCTGCACCCGATCCGCCTCGTGAAGTCCTACCGCGGCTACCGGGCTGGGACCGTGATCCAGGCGACCGCTGGACTGGCGGAGCACCTGGTCGAGACTGGGACCGGCGTCCGCGAGATCCAGGGCACGCTCCTGGATGCGGCCGCTGCCCGGCCCGAGCGGGCCGTCGCCGTGCCGGCGGTCGAGACGAGGTTCGCCCATGCCCACTGAAAAGATCCGCCTCGCCGGGGCCTCGACGCGGGCGATCGTCCTGTCGACCGGCGCGGCCCCGCGCGACGTGACCATCGTCTTCGCCGAGGGCGAGGACCTGCCGGCGGGCGAACTCTACGCCACCGCGACCTCGAAGGCGGAGGTCGTCGAGCTGGTCCCCTACGACATCACCGGGAGCGACGGGATCGTGACCGTCCAGTTCACTGTCGACCCGGACGACTTCTCCTCGTTCGGCACCCGGACCTGGCGGCTCGAGGCCGGGACGCTCGAGGAGGCCTCGGGCGGGGATACGGCCTACGTCATGTTCTCGGGCTCGGTGTCATACCGCGAGGCCCTGCCGAACGTGATCGCGTCCACCACCATCGAGGAGGCCGGCTCGTCATGAAGCCCAACACCGTCCGCGTCGTGACCTGGCCCGAGGCCGAGCCGGTGACGCTCGCCGAGGCGAAGGCCCAGCTCGGTATCACCGAGTCGTTCGACGAGTTCGACGCCATGATCTCCGACAAGATCGCGGCCGGCCGCCGCTACATCGAGAAGCGGCTGGGCCAGACGCTCGTCGCCACCGAGTACCGGGCGACCTGGGCCGCCGTGCCGGTGACCGGGATCCTCACGATCCCGAACCCGCCGCTCCTGACGGGCTCGGCCTATTCGCTAACCGTCACGGTCGACGGCGAGGAGGTCGACGAGGAGGACCTCGAGGTCGACGCCGACGCGATGCCGGCGACGGTCAAGCTCGCGGCCGGGGTCTCCGGGAAGGTCGTCGTCACCTACTGGGGCGGCGTCGAGCCGGGCGACCCGGTCGAGCCGAACACGAAGGCCGCCCTCCTGATGTTCGTGGAACACACGTTCAAGAACCGGGGCATCATCGCCGAGGACGGCTCGGCCGAGCTGCCCCAGGCCTTCGAGGCCCTGCTCGCGTCCGCCAGCCATTCGGGGGCCTGGTGATGGGCGTCCTGCCGTCCGGCATCCTCCGGGAGTTCTACGCCATCGAGTCGCCGACCGAGACGCGGAACGCCGTCGGCGAGATGGTCCAGGAGTGGGACGAGGTCGCGCGGGTCTATGGGTCCTACGAGGCCTTGTCCTACGTCGAGCAGGCCCGCCGCGGCCAGGTAGGCGGAAGCACGTCGGCCACGGTCCGGATCCGCTACTACGAAGGCCTTCAAGCGAACTGGCGGCTCCGCTGGCTCTCGCGTGGGGATCGCCTGCTCTACATCTCGGGCGTCGTCGAGCAGGGCCACCGCGAGGCGATGGAGCTCTCGGTCGAGGAGGTCGCGGCATGATCTCGCTCAACTGGAACACGCTCGACCGAGAGATCGGGGCGCTGGTCGGGCGATTCGACAAGCTGCCGAGGCACATCGGAAAGAAGCACCTGGTCGCATCCATGCGCCGGGCCGTGAAGGAATCTAAGGGCGTGCAGCGGCTGCGGTCGAACACGCCGCCGGTAAACACGCGACGCGGCCGGCGGAAGAAGGGCGAGAAGGCCCGGTCCACCGGCGCGCTACGGCGGGCCGCCACTACCAAGGCCCGCTACATCGGCAACAACAGCGGCGGCGTTGCAGTGGCCGGCATTGGCTACAAGTACGGCTGGGAGAGCCGGAAGGCGATCTGGCACGAGTTCGGGACAACCCGAATGAAAGGGATCGCCATGATGCAGCGCACCTTTGAGTCCATCCGGGGCGTTGTCGCCTCCAAGCTCGCCGAGCAGTTGCGGATCGGACTGGAGCGGGCGGCGACAGAGCTCGCCTCTGACAAGAACCCCGGCATGTCGGCCCGCGGCCGCGCCGCCGGCCTCTGAGGACCACGCTATGCCATCCGGATCCGAAGACCTGATCCAGTCCTGGCTCCGCGAGACGCTCGAGGAGGCCGCCGGGTGCAACGCCTGGCCGCTGATCGGGCCGGCCGCGGACCCGCCCTACGTCATGTTCGCCCAGGCCGGCCAGGCCGACGAGGACACGCTCGCGGCCGACGACGAGACCGTCACGACCGGGACGTTCACGATCGAGGTCTACGGGACGAACTACGCCGACACCCACGAGACCGCCCGGGACATCCGCCGGGCCCTGCGGAACTTCGCCGGTTCGTCCGGCGACCTGACAATCGTCCGGGTGCTGGTCACCGACTCGAAGGACTCCGACCCGGTCTTCGAGGACGGCCAGAACCGCCCGATCGCGTACGTCGTCGAGATCACCGTCGCCGTCTCCTGGATGGAGTAACCGATGCCCGCCCTCGCTGGTCTGCCCACGATCGCCGGCCTCTCGCTTCCGGCGAATTGCACGAACGTCAAGGTCAAGACCTCAGCCGCCGACCCGTCGAGCACCTCGAACAAGGTCGACGTGACCACGCTCGCGGACACCGAGCGGGTCTACGAGGACGCGCCGCTGGTGGAAGTGGGGGCGGGGGCCGACGAGGACGGCGTCACGCAGACGGTCACCTGCTCGTTCTTTGGCGAAGCCCCTGCGGTGAACGACGACCCGGAGGCGACCGGCTGGATCTGCACCGAGGTCGAGACCGAGTACGCCGTCGGCGACATGATCAAGGGCACCGCGACCTACACCTACAAGGCTCCGGAGGGATCCTGATCCATGCCAACGCCAGCCCAGGGAAACGCTCCCGTCCTGCCTGTCTCCGACCTGACGAACGTCAAGGTCAAGGTGACGGGCGTCGACACCACGAGCAGCGGCAACCGCCTCGACGCCTCGACGCTTGACCTGGCGGTCGGGTCGAACCGCGTCTACGTCGACGGCCTGCCGGACTCCGGGGCCGGGGCGGTGGACGGCGTGACGACGACGATCACCTGCTCGTTTCTGACGGCGAGCGCCCCGACGGCCGGCGACACCTACACGATCGACGGCGGGGAGTTCCGCTGCACCGAGGCGGAGGTCGAATACGCCGTCGGCGAGCTCGTGAAGGGAACCGCGACCTTCGTGTCGGTGCCGGCTGGGTCCTGATCCCCGAGCCCCTCGGGGGATCCCATGCCAGGAAGCGGCTCGCCAGCATACGCCCAAGGGTCGACCGTTAGCTTCAACGGGACGCCGCTCGGGTCGATTCTGAACTGGGTCGCGCGGCCGGCGTCCGCCGCCACCACCGACACGACCGGCGTCGACAACACGGTCTGGGGCGCTGGCGAGGAAGTCCGCCTGGTCCGGACTGTGGCCTGCACGAGTGTTGACCCGGGGACGGCCTCGGTGAGGCTGTTAGGGTGCCCGCCCTACGGCGTGGACGATATCGGCTCGCGTGGGACGCTGACCGTCACCTTCGACGGCGGCTCCGTGACGTGGGACGCGATCCTCCTGTCGTTCGAGATCGAGGGGTCGGTCGGCGACCTCCTCCGCGGGTCGGCCGAGTTTGCCTTCACCGGAGAGCCCTAGTCATGCCGAAGCCCCTGGACGAGATCCTCGCGATCGCCGACGAGCCGATCGAGGTCACGCCGCCGCGGTCGAAGACACCGGTCCGGCTGCGGTGGCCGTCGTTCGAGGAGTGGCATTCCCTTTCCGTCGCCCACCGCAAGCTCGCGGGCGAGGATCCGCCGGCCGAGCTGATCGCCAGGACGGTCGCCGTCTGCGTCGCCGATGTCAACGGCGAGCGGCGATACCGGGACGCCGACATCCCGGCGCTCCTCCAGACGAGCCCGCGGACGCTCATGTGGATCTACGTCAAGTGCTGGGAGACCGTGCTCCGCAACGACGAGAAGGCCGTCAAGGAAGAGGAGGGAAACTCCGACGCGAGCCGTGGCTGACGTTCGTCCACCGGCTCGCCGCACACCACCGCATACCGAACGTCCCCGAGTTCCTGCGGACCACGTCGGTCCGGCAGATTCGCCGCTGGGCCGCCTTCTACCGCCTCGAGCCGTTCGGCGACGAGTGGCGGCGGACAGGCCGGCAGACCGCGGCGATCTGCCGGGCGTTGAACGCGAAGGTCTCGGAGGAGTTCGAGGAGATGTTTCTGCCGACCTATGACCCGAGCCGGCCGACGCAGACGCCCGAGGAGATGGCCCGCGAGCTGGCGAAACTAAAACACCTGGCGAAGCCAAAGAAAAGCAAGGACGCGAAGTAATGGCGAGCACGATCGGAAAGGTGCGGGCGGTCTTCACCGCGTCGACCTCAGGCCTTTCGGCCGGGGTGAACGCGGCGTCGGCCTCCATGAAGCGGCTCCAGTCGGATGTCGCCGGCCTGCGGTCCGGGATGGGGGCCCTCGTCGCGATCCAGGGGACGCAGCTCTTCGCCTCGTTCGTCTCCGGGGCGACCTCGGCGGCCCGGTCGCTGATCGGCATGGGGGCCGCGGCGACCGAGGCGATCTCCCAACAGAACGACCTGGCGACGCGGCTCGGCCTGACCTACGGCGAGCTGTCGGGCCTGTCCTACGCCGGGAGTCTCGTCGGCGTCTCGATGGACCAGATCGGCGCGGCCATGACGCGGGCGCAGGTGACGTTCGCCAAGGCCGCCGGCGGGTCCAAGCAAGCGAACGCGGCCTTCGCCCAGCTCGGGCTCTCCGTCGCGGACCTGAACGGCCTATCGGCCGAGCAGCAGTTCGAGGCGATCGCCCAGGCGATCTCCGAGCTGCCGAGCGAAGCCGAGCGGGCGGCCGCCGCGGTGGCAATCTTTGGCCGCGCCGGCGTCGCCCTGTTGCCAATGTTCAACGAAGGGGCCGCCGGGATCCGGGCGGCCCGCGAGGAGGCCGAGCGGTTCGGGCTCACGCTCACGAACGCCCAGGCCGGGAACGTGGACGCGATGGGCGACTCGTTCGACAAGGTCCGCGCCGCGGTCCAGGGCGTGATCAACCAGGTGACGGCCTACCTGGCCCCGGCGATCACGGCGATCTCGACGGCCTTTACCGACATGGTGGGGAGCATCGGCGGCGCGACGATCGGCCAGCGGATCGGCGAAGGGATCCTCCAGGGCGCGAGGTTCTTCGCCCAGGTCGCCGACGCCTTCATCGCCCAGATGGGGCCGCTCTGGAACTACGTCTCGCAGATCGGCGGGCAGTGGAACGCTGTCTGGGAGGTGGGCCGCCGCGTCGCGGCCTTCTTCGCCGGCATCGGCGACAGCCTCCAGGCCGCGTTCGGGATCCTGATCATGGGGATAAGTGGCCCGGTGCAATCGCTCATGGAGGCGGCCGCGTTCATCGGCGAGCGGCTGGGCTTCGACACTTCCGGGCTCGACGCGGCGATCGCCGGGATGCAGGCTTTCAACGACACGATCGGCGACGGGATCACCGACAACCTGAACTCGGCCGCTGCCAACTTCTCGACCGCCCTATTCGGCGACGAGGCCTCTCAGAACGCCGCCGGCGAGGCGATCGCCGGACCGCTTACGCAGACCATCGACCAGGCGATCGCCGCGGCCCGCGATGCCGCCGACGACATTGACGTGGCGGCGAAGCAAGAGGTCGAGGTAACGCAGAAGGTCGACCTGACAGGGATCAAGGAGGCCGTGAAGGGGATCGAGTCGAGCAGCTCCGAGGGCATCAAGGAGATGTTCCGGATCATGCGCGGCGACCAGGCCGACCAGCGGGAGCAGGAGAACGCCCGTAACCTGGCCCGGATCGCGGACAACACCGAAGACATGGGCGAGCTCGACCTCGAGACGGTCGAGCTCGCGGGCGGGGCAGGAGGCTAAACGATGGGCATCGTATTTGTGCGCGAGATCCCGAAGGAGCGGGCGGCGTCCGGAAAACGCAAGGACGGGGACGAGTATTCGCGCGGCTTCTGGGTCCGCACCGACTCGACGACCGAGTCGCTGGTGGACATCTCAAACGCTCCGGGCGTCGCCTTCAACGACCCACATCCGGACAACTCCACCTGTGTGATGGACTCCTACGACATCAAGCCGGCCGACGATAGCGGCCTCTTGTACGTCGTGACGTTCAAGTACAAAAAGTTCAATCCAGACGAGCAGGAGAACCCGGATCCAGACAAGCCTGGCTCGATGGAGTTCAAGCCGCCGGTCTGGGGAGGCACGAGCTCCGTCGTCGTCGAGCCGATCTACAAGGACAAAAACGGCGACATCATGACGAACTCGGCGAAGGATCCGCTCGAGGATCTCCAAGCCGAGAGGGCCGAGGAACGGCTGACGCTGACCCAGTATTACGCCTCCCATAACGGATGGATGCAGCTCTCGCGGGACTACACGAACGCGATCAACGACGCCGCGTGGAACGGCGGGGCGGCCAGGACGTGGAAGTGCCAGGGCTGCTCGAAGAAGCTCAACATCGAAACGAAGGACGGCGCGACGCTCGTCTATTGGGAGCTCACCTGGGAGTTCGCCTACAAGGCCGACGAGTGGACGCTCAAGCCTTGGGACATCGGATTTGCCCAGCTCGTCGACGACGATGGCACGCCGACCGGGTCCGGCACGCAACGGGCCCAGATCAAGGGCCAGGACGGGAAGGCCGTCCGCCAGCCGGTCGCGCTAAACAACGGCATCGCCAAGGCCGCCGGCGAGGCACCCGACGCCCTCGAGTTCTTCGTCTACGAGGAGAAGGACTTCGCGACTCCGTTCGGTTCATTGTTCACGCCGGGGGCCTGACGTGGGACGCCGCCTCGACAACTCGGACCGCGGGGCCCTGATCTCCGTCGAGGCTGCGCGGCGGATCGCCGAGGTCGTGCGCAAGGTCGAGGGCGGCGACCGCAACATACCGCCGCCGGCGATCCGCACGGCCTACGAGGAGGGCGATCCGGTCCGGATCGGCAAGGTCGAGGCCAACTGGGACCGCGGGACCTGCGCGACGGTGACGATCTGGGAGGGCGGGTCGAGCTGCGAGCCGACGGAGACCAGCCCATCCAAGACGATCGAGGACGTGGCGAACCTGTCGTACAACGTGCCGGCCGACTCGTGGGTCGTGATCGGCCGCGGGGTTACGGGCCGCTGGTATCTGCTCGACGCGGGCATGGGAGGTAGTTGTCACAAGACGATCGGCGGCGAGGACATCACTAGATGGCCCGGATGGAACGGCGCAGCCGAGCAGATTCTCGGACACGATGCCTCCGGATGCTTGAAGTGGTTCGACGTGTTCGAGTGCGGTGCAGGCAGCTAATGAGCCAGATCCCAAAAAACTGTAGCGGCATCCCGCTACACGACGGGAAGGTCGGGCTCGATGAGCCATGCTGCTGCAACGAGTGCCGGTGCGACTGCGAGTGCACGCTCAACGTGACGATCGACGGCGTCACGCTTCCTGCTAACGGCCTGAGCTATGTGCTCTGCGTTACCGACACCGCAGGAAATGCGAACGCGAGATGGTATCCGCAGATTCCAGGCGAGGCCGTAATGACGATAGCGCGCGTGATACTCGAATGTTTCGGAGAATGTGGCGTCTACCAAGCGACACTATTCACGCAATACCTTCAGATCGACAAGCTGCCGAACGGCGATCTGCCTGCCGTCGGAGCGCAGTACGTCATGGAATCGTGGCCGATGTATCTGATCACGATCGAGACGGAGCGCCGGTATGCCTTTCCGTCGTGCAACGAGTGCGGATGCCCGACCGGAATCTTCAAGAAAACGACGATATTCAGCTTTGATCCTCCGGATAAGCCTTGCTTGGCTCAGTTAGGGTCCGCGACTTGGGACGATCCTGTCTTCGAGTTCGACTGCGAGGCCTGCCCGTGAAGATGCGGCGCGCCGACGTGGAGGCCAGGGCGACGGCTCGCGGCCTGGCTGTCGAGGATATTGCCGGCTGTTTCGGCGTCGACTACGGCGGCGGCTGGGTGGAGGTCGACATCCGGCACCCGTCGTACCCGCGGAAGACGCCCGGCCTGGGCGACATGGTGAAATCGTCGCTGGCTGCGGTCGGCATCACAGAGGAGCGGGTCTCGCGGGCGATCGGCCGGCCGTGCGGGTGCCGCAGGCGGGCCGAGAAGTTGAACGAGATCGGCCGCGCCCTCGGGATCGGATCCGGTTGATTCGCGTCGACCAGGCCGTACCTTCGAGACTGGAGGCAAGGATGCCGACCGACCCGATCGCGATACAGGCCCGCCGCCTGGTGCAGAGGCACCCGGACCACCCGGCCCGCGGCCTGGCCCGGATGCTCGTCGAGAAGACGAACCGGGCGATCACGCTTGAGCAGGCCCGCTCGAGGATCCGGAAGGTCCTCGGCGTCCACGGCGAATCCCACCGAAAACGGGCGAAGCACCCGCGGCCGCCACGCCAGGCCGGCGAGGTCCGGCAGATGCCGCAGTCGGTCGCCGAGCCGTGGGTCCCGCACGTCCTGGGCGTGAAGGGCCGGGTCGGGATCCTTTCTGACGTACACGTCCCCTACCACTCGGACGTGGCGGTCGCCGCCGCGGTCACTCACCTCGAGGACGCCGGTCTCGCGGCCCTGCTACTGAACGGCGACATCTGCGATTTCTACGCGATCTCGCGCTGGATGAAGGACCCCACGAAACGCGACTTCAAGGGCGAGCTCTCGGCCTGCCGCGACTTCGTCGCCTGGATCCGCGACCGGTTCCCGAAGATCCCGATCGTCCTCAAGGCCGGCAACCACGAGGAGCGGTGGACCCATTACATCTGGCAGCACGCCCCCGAGCTGTCGGACGATCCGATTATGTCGCTCCCCGGCTGGCTCAAGCTCGCGGACCACGACATCGACTACGTCGACGAGCAGCGGCCGGTCATGGTCGGGAAGCTGCCGGTCCTCCACGGCCACGAGCTGCCGAAGGGCCTGGCCGCGCCGGTGAACGTGGCCCGCGGGGCGTTCCTGCGGACGCTGTCGACGGTCCTCGTCGGTCACTCGCACCGCTCAAGCGGCCACGCCGAATCCGACATGTGGCATAACGAGATCTTCACCTGGTCCACCGGTTGCCTGTGCGACCTGACGCCGGAATACGCCCGGATCAACCGGTGGAACCACGGGGCCGCGATCGTCACCGTTCACGACGGCGGCGAGTTCGACGTGGAGAACTTTCGGATCTCGGCCGGCAAGGTCCGCACGTCATGAGGCCCGCCGTCTGGCTCGACGCCGAGCAGCTCGCCCACGCGGAGCAGGAGGCCCGGCGGTTTTCGGGGGCGTGGACTGGCACGAGCGGCAGCCTAGCCTCGTGGGTCGTGCATCTCGTCCGCATGATCCGCCATCTCCAGGAGGCCACCGTGGCAGTGCTACCAGAGACCGTTGCCGAGCAGCTCCTCGAACTCGCCACCCGCACGATCCGCCAGCGCCGCACGACTTACGGCCCGCCGGGCGAACACTTCGCGAAGACCGTCGCCGCGGTGAACGCGATCTTCGGCCACAAGCTCCGCGAGCCGCTGACGGTCGCCGACTGGGCCCAGATCATGATCCTGGACAAGCTCGCGCGGCACCAGGGCGCGGCGAAGAGCAGCGACACGCCGGTAGACCTCGCCGGGTATGCGGCCTGTCTCGCCGAGGTCGAGGCCGCGGAGACGCCGCCATGTTCGACGCCGTCGTCGTGATCTCGCTCGCCCGCCGGCCCGACCGGCTGGCGGCGTTCTGGGACCGCCTGCCGCGGCCCTGGCCCCTGCCCTGGCCCGAGGTCGTGCCGGCAGTCGACGGCCAGGCCGAGTCGCCGCCGGCCGGCTGGAAGGCGAAGCCTGGGGCGTGGGGCTGCGCCCGGTCGCACTACGCCGTCCTGTCGTGGGCGATCGCCACGGGCGTCGAGCGGATCCTGGTCCTCGAGGACGACGCCACGTTCGTCGGGGACTTCGCCGCCCGGCTCGCGGCCCTGACGCCGCCCGAGGACACCGGCCAGCTCTACCTCGGCGGGCAGCACCTCACGAAGCCCGAGGCCCTGCCGGGCCGCGTGGACTTCGTCCGCGGGCTGAACGTCAACCGGACCCACGCCTACGGGGTTCTCGGCCGCGCGGCCCTGGAGACGCTCCGGGACTGGATCGAGCCGAGCCCGGCCTGGGCCTGCCGCCATCACGTCGATCACCGGATGGGCGTCCTGCACCGCGAGCGGCGGCTCGGCGTCTACGCCGTCCGGCCGTGGATCTGCGGCCAGGCCGCCGGGCTCTCGGACATCACCAACAAGAAGGCGGGGGCCCGGACATGGTGAGGTCGTGGGACTACTTCGACACGCTCCACGGCCGAAGCTGCGGCGAGCCCTGGCGGATCTTCGACCTCGTCGGCGGCGAGGAGTACCGGTCCGTCCGCCAGGAGGCCGAGCGGCGGTCCGACAAGACCTGGCCCGGGATCTTCGACACGCTCCGCGAGATCACCGGCTGGAGCCAGGACCGCGTCGACGAGCTGCGGGACCTCGAGGAGCGGGCCGAACTGGCCTGCGGCTTCCCGATCGCCGAGAACGTCCGGCGGTTCGGGACAGGCGACCGGATCGTGACCGACACCTACTTCGGTGCCGACCAGGTCCAGGCCCTCGCGGAGAAGATCGGCCTCCCCGCCGGGCTCGACATCGCCGCCTCGTGGGATGGCAAGTGGACCGGCCGGTACTGGCGGTCGAAGGCGGCCCGCGAGATCGAGACCCACGTCGGGGACAACCCGCGGAGCGATGTCTCCCAGGCCCGGGCGGCCGGCGTCGAGGCTTGCCACTACAAGGGCGGGGCGTGGACGAAGGCGGAGAAGGACCTCGAGGAGGCCGGGATCTGGGAGATTGCCGGGGCGGCCCGCGCGGCCCGGCTCCAGAATCCGCACGAGCCCGGCTCTCCCGAGGCCGGCTGGTGGGCCGGGGCTGCGGCCGCGAACGTCCCCTTCGTCCTGGCGGCGGCCGCGCTCGTCCGCGGGTACGTCGAGGCGGCGCGGCCCGAGCGGGTGGCGTTCGTCTCGCGCGACACGATCATCCTCGGCGAGGCCTACGGGCACCTCTACCCGTCCGACCAGACGTGCCAGTTCTGGGCCAGCCGCGAGACGCTCCGCCGGCCGTCGGCCGGATTCTTGACGTATGTCAAACGGATCGCCCCGGGGACGCTGTTCGTCGATCTGCACGGCACCGGCCGGACAATGCGGCAGTTCTGCCAGGCGACCGGCCTCGAGCTGTCATACGTCTTCGTCTGCGGCCAGCGACGCCTCCAGGCCCACGCCCCGGCCCTGGTGACGCTCACCGGGATCGGCACCGGGACGGCCGTCGAGGTCATGAACTACGACGACCAGGGCCGCGTCGTCGATGTCGTGGCCGGCCGCCCCGTCCGGGCGGACGTCGAGTACGACCTGGCCCCGGTCGCGGTCCACCGGGCCGCGACGCTCGCCGGCGTCTACGCCTGCTGCCGGCCGCCGCAGGGCGTCCGGGCCGAGCACGTCACGCAGGCGGCCGACGCGATCCGGCGGACGGTCCCGCGCGAGCTGCTCCGCCAGCACGAGGTCGAGCACCGGCAGGCGAGCCGGTCCTGACGATCGTGCGACGCAGGATTCGACGATCGGCACCGTGGGGGGGCAGGACGCCGAACCGGCGCGATTATCCGGCCTGTGCCGGCGGCTCCGGGTCCGGGCGGAACACGCGCGGCAGCGACTGCCAGGGCTTCGGGCGGGTGGCATCGACGACCCGCGGGTCGAGGTAGCTCTTCCGCGTGATCCGGTCGGTCGAGTGCCCGAGGTAGCTCGTCGCGTCGAGGCCGGCGGCCGCCATGTGCGAGGCCGTCGACCGACGCAGGGCGTGGAACTGCACGTCGCGGCCGTCGCCGAGGCCGGCACGCCTGGTGATCGTCTTCCACCGTTTCCGGAGGGCCGTGTCCGAAGCGAGCCACCAGAACACCGTCGGCCCCTCGTGCCGGGCGACGGCGTCGACCAGGTCCGAGGCCTCGGGCGAGAGCTCGTAGATCCGGCCCTGCCGGCGGCCCTTTCGCACGACGGCCGGGACCGTGAGCGACGGCCTGTTCCAACAATGCCGCGGCGTCTGGAGAATCGCGTTGATCCGCTCGCCCGTCTCCAGGCCGACGGCGATCAAGGCCTGGAAAAACACGGCGGCCGGCACCGGACCGACCCAGCCCGAAGCCAGCCGGGCGGACGCCGCGAGCCGCGCCAACTCGTCGGCGGTGAACGCCCGCGGCGTCGCCTGCGGCACCAGCTCGGGCGCGACGGTCGGGCGGAGGCGGACGAGCCCGCGGCCCTGGGCGAGGTTCCAGAGGGCGAGGATTCCGGACCGCTCGCGGGCGACCGAGTTCGGGCTCTTCTTCGCCGACATGGCCGCCAGCCATTGGGAGACGAGGAGGTCCTCGAGGTCGTCGAGCGTCGCGGGCCGCCCGAGCCACGTCGAGAACTGGGTGATCGCGTGACGCAGAAGGCGGACGCTTTCGGGCGAGCGGCCGCGGAGACGGAGCGGGACGTACACGTCGGCGAGAAACTGGTCGAGAGTCATGGCGTGATCCTCCGGAGTAGGGATAGGTCACGCTTCCATGCGGGGGCGGTCCGTCCGTGGGTGGGTTCTGGTCGTGCCGGCCGTGCGGATTAGCCGCCGCACGGTTGGTCGTTGAACGGTTCGCTCCTGCCCCCGCCATTGGCAACCGTTCCAATCCTGTCCCGGGGAATACCCGGGACGGGGCTGCCGGACACCCGGATCCAGGACCGGCCGTTGATTCAAGGAAGACGCCCCCTAGCATCGGAGGCTATGGCGATGGTGATCGACCCCAAGACCGGCAAGAAGCTCGTATCCCCGCACGAGGCGGCGAAGATCTTCGACTGCCACGCGAGCTACTTCCGGAAGCTGTTCCAGTCCGGCGAGCTGAAGCGGGTCGTGGAAACGCCGAGGCGGGTCTACTACTATCTCGACGAGGTCGAGCGTCTCAGCAAGCGGAAGGCCGAGACCAGGAAGAAGCGCGGCGGTCGACCCAGGAAGGGCACCACGGCCGCATAACCTGGAGGCCGTGCCATGCTGTCCGGTCTGATCTATCTCGCCCGCGCCGCCGGGGCGCTGCTCGTGATCTTCGTCGGGCTGTCGTTCCTCGTCCTCGCCGTCACCGCGAAGGAGCGGTCGGCCGTCCTGCTCGGCCTGGCCGCCGCGGGCACCGTGGGCGGCGCGCTGGCCTGGCCGAGGCGGCCGAACGCCTGGCGAACTGACAAGCCAACCGACCGCCAGCTCGCGTTCGCGAAGGACCTCGGCATCGCCGTCCCTCGCGGGATCTCCAAGGGCGACCTATCCGACCTAATCTCCCAGGCCAAGGCCGCCCGCGACGCCTTCTAGGCCGGCGTTCCTGCTGGTTTTCCCCCTGCCAGAAAAACTCTTTATTTCCTATTGACCATTTCACGATCCATTGAATAGCCTCTGCGTCGCGTCATGGATGGCCTGACGAACGAGGTCACCTGGTGCATGGAGTCACGGATGAACGTCGAGTTCTGGATCGAGCTGGTGATCGTTGTCCTGCGGATCGTTGCGGCCGGCGCGGCCGGCTGACTTGCGGTAGATCATTTCACGAAAAGGAGACTTGGCATGGACGCCAACACTGAACGGATGCCGGGCGACGCGGAGGCCGACGCGGCGATCCGCGGGATCGTCGACCTCTACGGCCGCAGCCTGACGAAGGGCCAGGAGGTCGCCTTCCGCCGCGACGACTGGCCCGCCGGCCAGACCGAGGAAGGCCGGATCGTGGACTTCCACCGCGGCCGGATCCTGATCGAGACCTCCGACGACGTTGTCGAGGTCGAGGCCGACGAGCTGCTCCCCTGACATGGAGGCAAGGATGCCCCGCGCTGCTTCTCGAAACGACTCGGCCCTCCACCGCTCGACTCACCGGCAGGCCAACATCCTGCCGGTCGTCGCCCAGGGCCGGCTCGCCTGGCACCTGGGCCGGTGCGCCTGGCGGCCGCTCCGGGCCCTCGACGCCCTGCTCGAGGAGATCGACCGGGTCGGCCCGCCGATCAACCGGCTGGTCGTCCTCCAGGCGAAGGCCGCCCGCGAGGTCGCCTGGGCCTACATGACCGACGAGACGGGGGAGGTCTGGCGATGAACGCGGACCAATGGCTCGGCGTCTGGCTCCTCGTGGCCGCGGCCGTCCAGGCCACGGCGGCGACGGTCGTCGTCGTCGGCGGGCTCGCCCTGCTCTGGCAACGCAAGGACGGAGGCCGGGGCGGATGCCGCGGTCAAGGATGCCGGCGGGAGGCCGGCCGGCATGGATGCACGACGACGCCGGCGGCCGAAGGACCGGCCGCCGGTGATCTGGAGACGCTGGCCCGCGCGGGCTGGGTCGAGGTTCGGGATTCGCGAACGAGGAGGTAGGACGATGGCAGGGTTCAAGAAGGCAACAAAGGCCCAGGCGAAACTCCGGGCGGCGATCTTCGGCCCGAGCGGGGCCGGGAAGACGTACACGAGTCTCCGGGTGGCGACCGGCCTGGCCGGCGACGCGGGACGGATCGCGGTGATCGACACCGAGCGCGGCTCCGCCTCGAAGTATTCGGACCGGTTCGGGTTCGACGTGCTCGAGCTGGAGGACCAGACGATCCAGGGATACGTCGACGCGATCCGCCTCGCGGCCGAGGCCGGCTACGCGGTCCTCGTGATCGACTCGCTGTCGCACGGGTGGCAGACGCTCCTGGAGGAGGTCGAGAAGCTCGCGAAGGCAAAGTACCGCGGGAACACCTGGTCGGCCTGGTCCGAGGGGACGCCGCTCCAGCGGAAGCTCGTCCAGGCGATCCTCACCTTCCCCGGCCACGTCCTCGCGACGATGCGGTCGAAAACCGAGTGGACGACCGTCGACGACGGCCGCGGGAAGAAGTCGCCCCAGCGGGTCGGCCTGGCCCCCGAGCAGGGCAAGGGCGTCGAGTACGAGTTCGACCTCCTGGTCGAGATCTCGACCGAGCACATCGCGAACGTCATCAAGGACAGGACGGGCAAGTTCCAGGACAAGCTGATCGACAAGCCCGACGAGCGGTTCGGCCGCGAGCTGGCCGCCTGGCTTTCCGAGGGCGAGCCGGTGAAGCCGGCGGTCGTCCGGGCCCCGGTGAACACGACGGTCCGGGCCCACGTCCAGGCGGCGGACCTCGAGGCCCTGCCGCTCTACGAGCGGATCGAGGCCTACATCGCGGCGGCCGAGAACGTCCGCGTCCTCGGGAAGATCGGCGACCGGGTCGACGCCCTGGCGAGCGACGGCGAGCTGGACGCCGACCAGGCCGAGGCCCTGCGGGCGGCGATCGGCAAGCGGCACGACGCGATCGAGCCGCAGGCGGTGCAGTCATGAGCGACACCGCGCAAGAGCTGGCCGCGTGGGCTCGCGTCGCGAAGCGGGCCCTCGCCCAGGACGAGACGACGCCCGAGTCGAAGCGGCTCTCGGCCGCGGCCCTCGTGGCGTTCGCCGTCGAGCTGATCGAGCGGCACCTGGCCGAGCAGGAGGCCGCAGCATGACAGCCGACTGGTGGACGTTCTCGCGGATGCGAGGCGACAGGGAGCCGAGGACGTGGATCCGCTGGTCGGAGCTCTGGGCGACCGTCCAGGCCGAGATCCCGGCCCTTGGGGCCTGGGACGTGCGGCAGGCCCTCCGGGCCGCGCCGCCGGCGGAGAAGAAGTACGGGCACAAGCACTACACGACCGAGCACCTGGCCGCGGTCCGAGCGTATGCGGCGCGGCGGGGGCTCACCAAGGAAGGGGCGACGTGATG